ATTTAAGATATGAGCATATACGATAAATCAAGTTTGGTACTTATACCAAGCGGAACAAAGACAGGTAAGATTTTCAGCCAAAAGCCTGTAAGCGGTGATGGTGATTTTACTTTCACTCGTGCAAGTGCTGCTACGAGAGTTAATGCAGATGGTAATATAGAGAAGGAGACTCAAAACCTGCTCTTGTATTCTAACCAACCCAATCAATGGTCTGTTGTTAGCGTTTTATTAACTGCAGGTCAAGCAGGTTACGATGGCTCAAATGATGCTTGGCTTTTTGATTCTTCTGCTGGATATATTCGCAACAACTTATCTTTAAGCGGTGTATATACCTATAGCATTTATGCAAAACAAGGCACTGCCAATGGTATTCGTTTGCGTATGGATGCGGGGACGGATGCGAATGTTTATATCAACTTAACTGATGGTTCGGAATTTTTTTCTAATACGGGTATAGACTATGCTGCTACAAGTGTCGGAGGCGGGTGGTGGAGAATTTCAATTACTGCAAACGATTCTTCTTTTAGTAATTTCCGTGTCTATGCTATTGATGCGGGGGGTTCAACAACGGGTACCATATATATCCAAGATGCACAAATAAATCAAGGGTTAGTTGCTCAACCTTATCAAGAAACAACTACTGCTGCCGTATACGGAGGTATTACAGACAATACTCCAAGATTAGATTATACGGATAGTTCGTGTCCTGCACTATTGTTAGAGCCACAACGCACTAATGCACTTGCATATAGCGAGTATTTCAATGCTTGGAATTTGTCGGGTGGTACATTAACTCCAAACGACACAACCTCTCCAGAGGGTTTGCAAAATGCGTCTTTATATACCGAAGATACAAGCACAAATTACCATAGATTCAACATTGCGGCAGCAGCCACAAATTCAAATAAGGTATATAGTGTTTATGCTAAATTAGCTGATGGGGCAGTAAACAAATGGCTTACCATAGACAACGGCCCAACCGCTTGGTTTGACCTTGAAAATGGTGTCGTAGGTAATGCTCAAGGTTCAGTAGTAATAGATATTGAACCCGTAGGAAATGGATGGTATAGATGTATATATCACAATCCAGCATCCACAACTGGAGGTATTTATATAGGAATAGCCGCATCAAATGGAGGTTCGGGTAATCATACAGGTAGCGGACTACCCGCTTTTTATGCTTATGGAGCGCAATGTGAGGACAATGTAACCTACGCAACATCCTACATACCTACCTATGGGAGTAGTGTGAGTCGTGTCGCTGATGCAAGTGCAACTCTCACTTTACCTGATGCTCTTGAGAACAACTACACTATATTCTTGGAATTAGAGAGAATGGTTCCAAGATTGACAAATGCCACTGATATGATTTCTTTTTATGGCAGTGGGAGCAGTAGAATAAGAGTAATGGCTCATAACCCCGATTACTTCCGTTTAAGAATGTATGCGGCTGATGGTAGTACTTCTGGAAGTTTCTACGACACAAGCGGTAATTTTGCTCAAGGAAATAATTATAAATCCGCTATTGTATATAACAACGGAACTTTTAAAGTTTTCGGTAATGGCTCTATGTATAATTCGGCAGATATAGAAATTGACATAACGGCAGTAGTGTTACGGCAAGAATCTATATTAAAGCAACTTTTAACTTTCCCAACGGCATTAACCGATGCGGAAGCAATCGCCCTAACAACTATATAATTATGAAAACATTTAGAAAATGATGACAGGCTTCGTATATAAATGGATTGACACTTCTAATGGTATGTATTACATAGGATGCCATAAGGGAGAGGTTAATGACGGATATGTAGGTAGCGGTACTTATTTTCTAAAAGCGTATAAGAAGAGACCAGAAGCCTTTGTAAGAGAGGTATTGTATTCAGGTGAACACTTTGCAGAACTTGAAGAGTTTATGCTAACTGAATTAAATGCATCTCAAGACAAAGAATCCTACAATCTAACAAATGCTTGTAGAGGTCAATATGAATATACTTCGGAAATTAAAGAAAAGATTAGTAAAGCGAATAAAGGAAAAGTAACAAGCGAAGCTACAAAAAGAAAGATGTCTTCTGCTGCAAAAGGAGTTACAAAAAGTGAACAGCATCGCAAGTCAATCACTGAATCTTTAAAAGGAAAGTTTGGCGGTAATGCAAGACATACGACAAAAGTATATTGTAAATACTTAAACACTACTTTTGACACAATAAAAGAATGTGCAGAAGCACTTAATGTTACATATGGTGTTGTTCAAAGAGCAGCGAATAATAAGGTTAAAAACAATAAATACGGAATAAAAAGATTATGAAAAAAGTCTTCAGAAAATACAGCTTCGGCTCTAAAGGAGCAGCAACAACTAAACTGAATGCCTTACCTAACGATGAGGAAGGTAACCCTAACCACCCTCACGCCATTGTTCATCTTGGACACTTGGTAGAGACTGAAGGTACATACGATGAGGAAGGAAACGAACTCACTGCACCTGTACTATCTTCTACCTACCACATTGATGTGTTATGGGATGGTGAGCCTGTAGAATCTTGGGACTCTGCTATGGTATGGTGTCCGCCTATGGGTGTTCATACTTTCGGTAGCAGTTCAGCTATTCGTGAGTGGACGGAGGCTTGTAAGACATTGCATCCTGAATACTTCCCAGAGCCTGACGAAGACGAGTTAGTATAATGAGCAATCAGGATCAAAACTACATCCCCTCTCGCACCTCCCCAAAAGGGGGGCGGAGGGGTTGCCTATGTTGGGAAACCAATACTTATTCTATTAAGTGTTGTGACGGTTCTATCCGTGCTCAAGGCATAGGCAGTATCTATTTAACGGATGATGAATGAAACTAAGCGACAATTTAAGCCTTGCCGAAGTGACCAAATCTGTGACTGCTTTACGCAACGGGATTGCAAACACACCAACAGTTACTCACTTAATCAGTTTGAAGGAAGTAGCCAAGAATATCTTTCAACCCTGCCGAGACTACTTTGGAATGCCATTAGCGGTTACCTCAGGGTATCGCAGCGAGGCTTTGAACGATTTAATAGGTGGGTCAAAAAGGTCTCAACATTCCAAAGGAGAGGCTTTAGACCTTGATGCACAAGTCTACGGAGGGTTTACCAATCGTGAACTCTTCTTGTACATTAAAGATCACCTGGCTTTTGACCAACTCATCGGAGAGTTCCCTGATAATGTAGGGGAGTTCGCTTGGGTGCACGTCAGCTTTAAGGCAGACGGCAACCGAGGCGAAGTGTTGATAGCTTACAAAGACGATAACAACAGAACCAAGTACGCAAAATGGTAGACTTTAAACTAATCAAGAAGAACCTAAAGACGATTGTTGGCTTTGCCGATAGTGAGTTCTTGGAGTTGCTTATTGCGATGCTCCACACCTTCCTACTCCCTGCCGCAGTATGGGCAGAGATAGGATTCAAATGGCACATAATCTTTGTAGCAATTACAGGAGGGTTATTCCAATTCTATAGCGTAGGTATGAGAGACTTGCGTTGTAGGTACTATTCAACTGTTATAGCTACCATTGTAGCCTTCTTAACGGTTGAGCAATATATGATGACAGGCTTGCTATGGGAAGCACCCTCTCGTTTTGGGTGGTTAATCATTGCATTGGCAGCAGTAATTAATCAAATACGAGTTACAAAACAATGGAAAGCAAAGAGCTAATTATTGCACTTGTCACGATCTTGGGTAGCGGTGCAGCTTTTAAGTTTTATGAGATGGTCATTAAGACCAAGAAGGAAGCGGCACGGGAATTGCGCCAAGAGGAGAAAGCCGACAATCCAGAGACGATGTTTAGAGATGACTTGCTAAAGCGAGTGAATGAGATGAGTACAAGCCTTGAAACTGCACAGGGTGAAATCTTGAGACTTACGCAAAAGGTAGCGGAGCTTGAGACTGAGAACAAGTATCTACAGAGAGAAATTGATATAATAAAAAGAGGTTAATGAACATAACACACGATAACGATAGCTTAGACAGCTTTATTAACGAACTAGAGAACCAAGAACAACCAACCTGTAACATAGAGAATCCTGAGGACTGCGAGGCGTGTGGATCGTAAGTGGTGCGATATAGCACCAAAGGAATGTACCTGTAAAAAGAATTGTAATGAATCCATTAGTAAGCAAGCTACTAGGCAAAGGCGCAAAGGAGACGATTAAAGCGGTTTCTGATGTCGTAGATAGGTATGTATCCACTCCTGAGGAGAAAGCTGCTGTAAAGGCTTCTATTGAAGCTGAGGTGAGTAAGCGTTGGCAAGCTGATATGGGCAGTGACAGTTGGCTAAGTAAAAACGTGAGACCATTAACCTTAGTGGTGGTCGTATCGTTTTTAGTCATAGCTACTTTCTTTGATGGCTTAGGCATACTAGAAGTAGATAGTGCTTGGATTAGTCTTTGGAATATGCTAAGTGTAACGGTTGTAGGTGGGTACTTCGCAGTACGCACCGTAGACAAGCGTGGTAAACTAAAATGACTCTAGAGTAAGAGTATATATATCTCTACCCTTTAGGGGTAGATATATATACTCTATATTAGAGTACTCTAAAGTAAAAAAAAGGGGTTACCTGGCAGACTGCCAAATCTATAACCCAAACTTTTTTCACAGACTTTTGCACATCTATCATTTTTTTTATTATATTTGGGTATAACCAAAAAGAAAAATGCTATGATAAATCAAGTAACAAAAGATGAATGTATTGAGGCTATCAACTATTTATGGGGTACAGGTGCTACTATGCAAATGTCTTCAGACCAACAATACTACACAGAGATTCTACTGAAGCGAGTAGCTAACGCATACTCAATAGAACTAGGATAATCACAAAAATTACAAGCCACCTTTCGAGGGTGGCTTTTTTTTTATACTTTCACGACAATCAAAAACAGATGCTATGACAAACGAGACTTATGAACTTGCTCAGGCAAGAGTTGAGGCCTTAGAGAGAGAGGTTAATTTACTAAAGCAATTTATAGTGAGGGACTATCAGCGGAAGGACATATCTGCTGAGACGGCCCTCTATCTATTTGAGAGGTTTAAAGAGGAATACAATGAAGATTCACAAAGAGATTCAGAAAGTTGAGCATTATGAAGAATACGAAGTCAATGAAATCACCTTATACAACCACCTATACCTCCACTTCGGAATCCCCGACAGGCAACTTAGCGACTACCGATACGGCAAGTACCAAACAGGATACTACCTCGACACCAAGTTACTACCTCGGTAAGTACAAAGGCCTCGAGGCTTTTGATGTAGTAATGGATTTCCAGAGGGATTCGTATAACCTTGGTGTTGCCATTGCTTACCTGCTTCGGGCAGGAAAGAAGCAAGGCAACCCAAGGAGTCAGGACATCTCCAAAGCTGTGGATCACTTAAAAAAGGAACTAGAATATGAAAGAGACTTTGGACTTACTCCTGAAACTACCGAAGACAATATCGTTAAATAGTCTATATGCAGGAAAGCATTGGACGTATAGAAAAAGGATAAAAGATGAATATAAGAAAATCGTGGAGTCAGAATTGGCTCGTTATGACCACCATCTTGCAGAGGCTTGCACTATCGTTATTCGGTATCATACTCGTGCCGATGTGGATAACCTTGTTTTGGTTTCAAAATTTACTGCTGATACTCTCGTGGCTAACGGATGGATTCCTGACGATAGCCCTAAGTATTACCACAAGCTCACTATCGTTTATGACCAAACGGTTGAAAAGAATTATTGTGAGGTTGAGGTTAGATTAAGCAACGCAGTACCTACAAATGAAGATTAACCAACTAGATTTATTCAGCGGTATCGGAGGCTTCCATTTGGGCTTCGAGCGTGCAGGCTATGAGGTGACCTCTTGGTTCTCCGAAGTAGATAAGCACGCTATCGCTGTGTATAAACATCAATTTAAAAAGAGTACTTATGTCGGCTCAGTTACAGATGTTCGGGGTGCAGACCTCCCAAGAATCGACCTTGTCACCTTTGGATCACCTTGCCAAGACTTTAGTCAGGCTGGAGGTCGCAGGGGTCTCGAAGGAGACCGAAGCAGTCTTATCGCTGAAGCAATACGGCTTATCGGAGAATGCAGACCAAGAGTTTTTATTTGGGAAAATGTTAAAGGGACATTCTCCTCAAACGATGGGGCAGATTTTGCGGCAATCCTCCAAGCCTTTGTTGACCTTGGGGGCTATCGATGCGAATGGCAACTTCTTAACACAGCGTGGTTTTTACCCCAAAACAGAGAGCGAGTATACCTTGTCGGACATCTTGCAGAAGCCAGAGGAGATTGGGGAGGAGTATTTCCTATCACAGAAAAGCCAAAAAAGATTGCTAAGCTACAAGGACAACAAGCATACACTAATACAATCTTACGAGTGTACGGAAACGATGCGCAAGGAAGTTACATTGGTGAACGTGAACTCCCTTCACAAAAATACAGACTTAGAAGAATGACAGCTATAGAGTGTGAACGCCTTCAGGGGTTTCCTGATAATCATACGCTTTATGGATCGTACGAAGGAAAGGTCAAGGAGATGAGTAACACGCAACGCTATAAGCAGTGCGGCAATGCAGTCACGGTTGACGTGGTTGCGGAAATTGCTAAACGTTTATTGCCGTTGTATGAATAATTTTGTTAATTTCGAATCAGTTTAATAATCAATAAAAGAGATGCTATGAAAACAGCAGTAGTTCAAGAGGTGA